GTTCAAACGTAAGCCCAACCGCAACTTGACCGTCCATTGACGCGCGAGTCGTCTCAGGAACTTCATTTTCGTCGATTCCCAAATCGCGCCATGACTTGAGCACCGGTACGCTTGTCGACCGGCAACCCCAATGAAGCGCTCCCGGACCATCTAGCCACGGTGGTCCATCGTCCTGCGGTTCGTGTGTTTTGACGTCGTAGGTGTGCCCGTCGCGGGTTATGCACCAAATGGACGTTCGCGTGTCGAGCGTGGCGGACCACTGCAACGCAGATATCAAATCCGTGTTCTGTTCATATGTGGACTCACGTGCCGCGTTTGCCGCTGTCTGCACCGACGATCGCACCAAGCGTTCGGCGGATGATCGCGCAAGGTCCATGACACCGCGAGCACGCTTTACCAAGGCACCATTGTTCTCACCGATTGCAACGCCGCGGCGCATTTCGTCGGCAAACTTATCCGACAATCCTGCGGCTTGCCGCCCCCACCACTCTTTAGTCGGTGCGCCTTGAATAAGAACGTCAGAGATCAATGTGGTCAACAAACCGCGTGTAATTCCGATGTCCGCAAAATCCGCTTGCACCGAGCTATTTATTGCGCTTGCGGTCCATGTCGCTTCGATGTCCACAACTTCCCGAATTTCTTGCGCAAGCAACGTGTCATTTAAACGATATGTTGCTTTTATGCTCGCATCGATTTGCGCAAGCAGCTTAGTAAGTCGCAACCTTTGATATTGCACTCGCGCCGGCCCGGTCGGATCCATCGCCGCAAGCTTCGCGACAATCTCTCTTTCCAAATCGTCAAGCAACACCACTACTTTGTCACGGGTACCCGCTTCCAAACGCAACAAATCAATTGCTCGCTCCATAAGCAAGTCAACCATTGCATCATTGGCGGATACGGCACCCGGCCGATCCGCTACATCACGCGGTAGGATCGGCGTTGCCATCTAAATTCATTCCTTTACCCGGCCCGGAATCGAGCGTGGGTGCCTGTGACGCAATGCGATCCTTTTCAACAGCAGGATCAAACGAATCCGAAAGCACATTGCGACGCTTCAACTCGTCCCAATATGTTTCGCGGGAAATATCTCCTGCGGTCGTCGCATTGGTAAGCCATTGAAGATCGGTGTTGGCACCGGCTTGAATACCAAAGTCCTCGTTAACTTGAACTTCGCCACCTGCATCGTCGTCCGTAGAAGCTATGCCCATGTATTCAGCCATGAAGCCAAGCGAGACTTCAAGCGCATCCCCAAGTGATCGGGCCATCATGGCAAGCGGGGCATTCTCTTTTGAATCGTCCCGCATTTCACCAGTTGCAGATTGCCCCGGTGTAGAAACCAACAACTGCAAGCCCATAGCCTGCATTTGGTTTTCGAGATTTTCCAAGTCCTTATCGCCGGCCGCGATAGCCGCGCCGGAATGTTCAACGTACAAAAGCTTTGCGTTGACATCGCTGCAGCGGATCATTCCGCCCGCGCCAATAACAAGCTTATCTTCACCACTGAATCCGGCACCGAATAGAATCGGCACCCGCGCGATGTGAAGAATATTGCGCTGATCGGACTGCGATTGCCAATGTGCAACGTTCAATTCCGCCAATTTTGCCAAGGGAGGCGAACCGGTCATAAAATTGGTTCTGTTCGCGTAAAACGGCGTTATCGTGATTTTGTTGAGACTTGTTTTTCCCTCACTGAATAACAACCACGTGTCAGTATCAGCCGTACTTGTTCCGCGACGAAATATCCGCCAACGACCCGGTTCCAACACCCGAATCTGTTCAACTTTCTTTTCGTTGAATTCGCCGTCCGGCTCGGAAACACATTCAAAAATTCGCACTTGCTTCAACACTTCCGCGCCGTCCATTGTGGTCGACTGCCAGCCGATAAGGCGTTCCATCGGCACATATATTAAATATGGCCGGATTTTTGCCGCCGCTTCATCCGCACGTGTTGCAGGTAAGCCGTCCGGACGCGTTACCGGAGGCGGCATATCTGTCAAAATGTATCCGACACCAGTAACCATCCCATCCGCGAACACATCATGAGCAAAAACGTTGATGTGACGGCCAGTAAGATCAATATTTTCGGCATATGCTGCAATTTGCGACGGTACATTGTCTTTCAGAACGATCGGTTTCGTGAACACCTTGCCCGTCATATCGGCAACGGTTTTCGCGAATGCGTTAAACAGCGTCGACCTGTGCAAACGGTTCGAATATCCGACAGCCGTCTCGGCTTCCTCCCGTGGTAAATACAATTCGCCAGCAAGTCGCATTGCCCGCGTACCGCCCATCAACGTACGCGGAGCCGCTGCATCGTCAACCATTGCTTTTTGTTCGTCGTTCGGTGTCGAAACGTCCATCACCGGAATTCCTCTACAATGACTGAATTACCGCGACGCACGTCCTCGACTGCGTAACGTACGGAATCAATCGTATGATTATCTTTATCAACAAGTTCGGACGTGATTTCATCCGTCTGCTTGTCAATTTTGTGCGAATATCGCGACAATTCTTTTTCAACGTGCGGACAAAGGGGATGCACCACGATATCGTACGACTGCAAGAATGTAATTCCAGATTCCAGCGAGCCCGGTCCTTTTATCGCTGGTTTCATTCGCGGGAACCCGTGCCGCTTCATATAGTCGATATTTTGCGGATCTGCGTTATCGGCAATAATCGGCAAATTACGCGCAATTGAACACCAGTTCGGATTGATTGCGTTTGCTGGACTCCAAGACGGATCGATTTTGTCGAAAAGCAATGCAGTACGATCTAAACCGCAATGCAAGTCCCAAGCCTCACGCCAAATATAGAGCGTGCGACCGATGATAAAACATACCACCAATACGGTAGGATCGGCTGAAAACCCCCAATCACATCCGGCGTAAAGTCGCGTTCCCGGCGGTGGTGCGTCAAACCATTCGGTACGCCAATTTTTGAAGACTCGCGCCTCGGAATGCTTTTCGTATCCACCTAACCAAACATGTTCGTACGTATCCCTATCGCGACGTTTATCAAACTCCATTTCATCAACGAGCGTCGTGTCACCGAACCATGGATTATCCATGTAGTTCGCTTGAACAACGATCGAATTGGGCGGAAGTTCGTCACCTCGCAATAATGCGTCAACCGGATCCTTTGCTTTTCGCGGATTCCATGAAAACCATAATTCGGAATTTCGAAAGCCCCCGCGTAGCAACGGCGTCCGCTTGCGTATTGTAGGTCGCAGTAAACGAAGTGATGTTTTCGAAAGCGTTTGCGCTTCCTCTACCCATCCACCGTCGTAACCTTCAAGCGACTTGATGGATTCCGCTGTATGGTTCTGCATACCCTGGAAAATTATAAGCCCCGGAGGCATGTATTTTCCGGTAGCAGCGTCAAAGCCGCCCGGCGTCCTGATTTCTGCTTTTTGGACGTCGAACAATGAACCGACACCAAGCGCTTGTATCTTCAATTCAATCGTTCGCTTCGCCGATTGAGCTAGTGACTTTTGCACTTCGCGAATACATACCCAATGCAATCCCGGTTGATATACAGCCGTAGTAACAAGCAGTTCGGCAAACGTATGAGACTTAGCCGAGCCACGGCCACCATATGCACCTTTATATCGGGCCGGTTCAAGCAGTGGCACAAACTTACGCGGAATACGCGGACTGATAATCCCGTCAAGCATTCGCGTCCGCTTTCGCAGGGTCGACAATCAACCACCGCACCTCTTTAACCGCGCCTATACCGGCCGATCCTTTATCGTCCCCGTCACCCGACTCCAATGCGATTTGAGCAAGAAGCCCGGCCGCTGCACCGACTGCGCCGCGATCACGTTCTTTCACATACAAACGATGCAATTCAACAAGCCGCACGTCTTTTGCACGGGTCGGCGCGGCATAAGGGCTCGCTAAAAAACTCGCGCGAACTGCAGCGAAAACCGCCAGTTCTTCATCAGTAAGAATCCCGCGCGCCGGATCGCACGACAGGTAATCAACCAAACTCAGTCTACTACCGGGCCACCTCAAATCAAACGCGGGGAAAACGTCCGTCTGCCCATCAAACTGCGCTAAGCGCCGAATGATAAAAAAGCGCTGTTCTTTCGATAGCGCCATGATGATCGCTCACATTTGCGCCCTCGATTCCGTGTAGATTATGAAGCGGGCGGGGAGGTGGAAACGAAAACGGGCCGCCACACAAGGACAGCCCGAAACGACTCACACTTATACCGATATCCGTTTGTAGTTGTTTACAGTCCCCAAGTCAAGCGTACTGTATACGACTGTTTGCGGTGTGATGTGCGGAGAGCGTATCTCACTTATAAATAAGGCAAATAAGGCGGCAAATAAGGCAACTAAGGCAAATGTGAAAATCGTTGCGGTTTAGTTCATGGTTATTTGGTCGCAGATAAAGTAATAATGAAGTAGAGATGTTGATTTATATAGTTTATTTTAATTATCACAAGTTGTTACAAAACAGAACGAAGCACGAATACAATAAACTTACGTGTTGACAGTACACTAATACATCACTATAGTTGACATTAGTTAAAAACGAGAAAGGAACACGGACATGAAACTCTTTATTCAACTTTGCGTCGTCGGACTTATCGGCTTCATTCTGTTCGACACACAATCCGCTATTGGATTGCAAATCACCTATCTAGTCGGATGGTTGATTGCGTGCATTCCTCGCAAAATATGGTTTGAATTACTCAATACTGTCCCATCATTCCTTTTTTGGACTCTGATGTTGAACGACTAAAGACGAAACAGCGGCCCGGCCGGACGCGGAAACGTCCAAACCGGGCCTAACCACTACAACGAGGAAAGGACTCGTCATCATGGCTACCGAAAAGCGTACATCAAAAATCCTACTGATCGCAACCGCCGTTGCAATCGCTGCAGTTGCCGCAACCTTCTCGCTTCAAGGGCTCGGCAAAATCTTCCCCGGATCCGTAGCCGGTGCCGCGCTGCTAGGTGCAGCCCTGGAAATTGCTAAGCTTGCCACCGCCTCTTGGATGTGCCGCAACTGGAAAGCCTCTACGCGGACGGCTAAAGTGTTTGCCGGCGCCCTGGTAACCATTGCAATGATCGTCAACGTGTGCGGCGTGTTCGGATATTTGTCGAGTGCACACATTGTGCACGATACCGACGTTGCCACATTCGGTCGCGATCGGCTCGCGACGCTTGATAGCGAAATCACCGCCACGAAATGGTCAATCGAAAACATCGACACACAATTGACGGCCCTCAACACTGCGACAACGGCCGCGGCCACAAAGGGACGTATAAACGCGGTCAAAGATTTTCAAGCTGGTAGCAAAAAGACACGCATCGAATTGACGGCCCAACGCACAACGGAAGCCGCCAAACTCGCCAAATTGGTTACCACCAAGACGACCGTTGAGAGCAAACGCAAGGAAATGGAGGCTGAAACCGGCCCGCTGCAATACCTCGCCAGCCTGTTCGGCACCGACGACATTGCCAAGACGGTGCGGGCATTTACTCTCGTCCTCGCGCTCTTGCCCGACCTGTTTGCGATCTTCCTGGTGATGGCCGCAGAAGCCGGACAGTCGACACGTAAGACCATCAAGCGCGCTACGAAAGCCAAGACCACACCAAAGCGAAAAGCCACGGCAAAAATCGTCAAACTCGCAACGGCTTAAATCAAAAACGGAATCGGGGGCGAAAGCCCCCCTATTTCGCAACTATCGTTTCATCGATGGATTGCACCATCGTCCGGCCTGCCGCCGTCGTTATCGTATTCGTCAATTCATAAGTTTGCCCGATCGTTCCGCCCAAAAGCCAAATAGTCGTCAACGTGTTCGTAAAAGAAGGCGCGGGCGTGGTCTGCGTAATACCGGTCGGCACAGTCCAATTTGACGTGGCGATAGTATCGCCAGCAAGCCGAGTCGTCCAATCCACAGCATAATCAAGCTTTTCGCCCGGATCCTTATTCGGCCAAGTAAGCGCCATTTGTCTACCTCATGTTATGAAAACAATACGAGCTTGAGCCGGAACTATCACAATCCGCGATTCACCTGCGACAATTGCGACCCGCGATTCAGCGGCAACGTGTGTAATCCTGTCAGGAGGTGGCGGCAATCCACCTGTGATCGTGATTTGCCATAGGCCGGCGCTCGCCACTGCACCCGCGCCCGTAAATTGAAAGATTTTCGGTGTGAAACTACCTGCGTTCGCGCTCGCTGGCACCGTAGCAAGCGGCACCGCTATTGCGCTAAGAAATGTCCCCGCGCTCGCGCTCGCGGCGGCACTGGCAAGCGATTTAATCGCCCCTGCCCCAATGCTCCCAGCCGCAGCAATCGCACCCGCGCCCGCAAGTGGTGATGTAATCGCGTTCGCAAACGTGCCCACGCCCGAACCCGCCGCAGCACCAGTTAAATTAACATTGGTGTTGCCGCCTACCGATACCGCGAAATTCCCGGCCGCAGCGGTCGCGCTCGCGCCCGTAAGCGGTTCTGTAATCGCCTTCGCAAAGCTTCCCGCGCTCGCAACTGCCGCCGCACCCGTAAGTGATTCTGTAATCGCATTGGCAAAGCTACCAGCATTCGCCACGGTGCCCGCACCAGCAAGAGGCACTGATATTGCATTTAGGAATGTCCCCGCGCTCGCGCTCGCGGCGGCACCGGCAAGTGGTGAAGTAATCGCGTTTGCAAACGTGCCCACACCCGAGCCCGCCGCAGCACCAGTAAGATTTACGACAAGCCCAGCCGTAACTACGAAATTGCCGGCACTTGCCGTCGCGGCCGCACCCGTAAGCGGCTCTATGATCGCGTTTGCAAACGTACCCGCACCCGAGGTCGCCGCGGCACCGGCAAGCGGTGAGGTAACCGCGTCGGCAAACGTGCCCGCCCCCGAACCTGCGCCTACTCCAAGCAACGAAACACCAGCAACCGGTGTAAACGTGCCCGCTCCCGAACTTGCGGCCGCACCCGTAAGCGGTTCTATAATCGCCTTCGCAAACGTACCCGCACCCGAGGTCGCCGCGGCACCGGCAAGCGGTGAGGTAACCGCGTCGGCAAACGTGCCCGCCCCCGAACTTGCGGCCGCACCCGTAAGAGGCACTATCGTAGTATTGGATATGCCTACTTTGTTCAAAAGTAACAATCCGAGGCGCGGTGCTTTACGACGGAGGTTTAATCCACCGCGCATAAATAGCGGCTGCATCAAAGGCGCGAAATTAATCGCACTTTGAATCAGTGGCCTAGCAACAAAATCAGCCGGAATCAGAAAACAATAAGGATCTAAATGCAATTGCAGCATTTCCGCTGCACTTAACGCACGCAACCAATTATAAACTAAAATATATTGATTATTTGAATTCTGCCCCGCCTTACGACCAATTGTCAGGTTTGCAGTAGCATCGGCAGTCGTACCGCCCATCGTGGCACTACTGCCGATGGACTTCCCATTAGCGTAATATGTTGCCGTTGTGCCGGTTAAAGCCCGTGTAAAACCATGATTAGCAATTTTGCCTACAGCAAATCCAGTCGTATATGTAGCAAGATCACTGACATTGCCGACAAACACACCGTTCTGATTTCCGGTGTTATCGAGCCACATACCGACTTCGGTACCGGCTCCTTTGACCACAACGTTATTGAAACCATTTGCTAAAAAAGTTATCGGAACAAAACGTGTGAATAATGTAAAATCACCGGCCGAATAATTAATATAATTCGGCACGTTCCAAAATTGAATACCGGTAGAATCATCGCCTATATGCAGACCAGATTCCGGCGCTCCCGCCCAATTGGTCGCAGTGCGACCGGACGCATTGAATGTCGCATGACCTTTGACATTACCGAGATTGACGAGACCGTAGTTTCCGGCCGGCCCAAAAATAAAACAATCTTGCAAACCACGCGCGAGCGGATGCGCCCAATTAACCCGCAATAATTTCGATAATTTCTTGGTCGTGGGCACGACTTAGCCGTTTAGATTATCGTCGTATGTATAGAAATTAACCGCATTGCCCGAAGCGTTGAGCGCAACACCGGTCTGATTATCAAGCTTTATTTGAAAGTCACCAGCCGGAAGAAGCACGTTGCGGGCGACCACGCGTTGAGCGGTCGTCGCCGTTGTGCCGATCGGAATAGCAATAAGAAGCTGCGACGTCGTTAATCGCAAATCAGCATCCGACTGCGCAGGAAAATTCGTAGTGTCAACGGATTCTAGAATATAGATGGCAACAAAAGCCCCTGCGGCTGGCGATAACGACGCAAGCACTATTTCAATATCGACATACTTGTCTAAATTCGTATGGTTTGTGATCGTCGACGACGCTGCCGACATGGTAGCATTAGCAAGGCTGTTGAGCCCTGTACCAAGAACGGCGCTACTACTCGGCGCATTCCATTTACCGAGATTAGCCATTGGTCGCTACCGTCCATGTGGTTCCATCCCAGGTCGACCCGTAATGAATCCATGGATTGAAATTCGTGATTTGTGTTTGGTAAGCGTTCCATTGCGTCTGCAAAAACGCCTCAATCTGCGCAAGTGTCGAAGTCGAAGGAACCCGCTGAGTTACTACGGTTTCGACAACGGATCCGTTTTGAAGCGCTGTGATATCGACCGCAAGCGCGCCAATCCAAGCCGATTTCGCGGTAGCGTTAGCATAGAACGATTGCCGCGCTGCAGGCACGTCCGCCCACATGACGAAACGATAGTTATTCGAATCAACCGGGTCTTGATCCAGAATAATGACTTTGAATCGCGCGGCCATTTAATTCATGGCCTCCACTTCCAATTCATGCACTTGCATGGTTTCGGCTGTTGAGCCTGATCGTGCCGCCTGAATCGAAAGAACACCGGCAATAGTTAGATCCGAAGTTACTACAGCAGGAGCCGAATCTGGTAATAGACAGGCGCTAGTCATTAAACCACCATTTAAGATGGCTTTACCTGTTGCTAAAAGACTTCCGGACGCTCCCTGAACGCGACTTACAATACGACAATCAATTTCCCAAGTTAGATTCGTTTTACTTGCTGTTAACGCTTGTGCGCTTGATGTTCCTAGTAATGTACCGGTAGCATCCGCGATTGTTGATCCCCAAAATAGACTCCACGAAAAATTACCCGGTGTTATCCCGGTCGTCATCCTACCAAAAGCCCTTATTCGCAATTTCTTTCCGGGTCGCGAAAAATAATTTGTACCCAAAACAGGAAAAAGCGCAACAGTATATAACGCCTTCATTGTTGCAGCCAACGTAATCGATGAACCATCAGTTATATTATGCGGCTCACGCAAGTCGACATAATAAAGTCCATCAGCCATAATATACCCCTATCGAATCGCGAACGGAATGTAGATATCTTCGTCAGGGTCTATATTAAGACCATACACTGAAAACACATAGTTTGCGATACCTTGACGAATCAAAGCATCCGCCTTTTTGTGAGTCAAACCGAATGAAACATTAATTTGTGTTCCATTCGACGGACCTTGGACAATACCTTGATCGAACGTTGCCCCATCCGTCAAAAAATACGCCACCTGTATTACAAACTGCGAGTTTGCGAAATCCGTTCGGCTATTGCCAATATCTGTAACAATGACTTTCGCGCCCATGACTTAGGTAATCCTGATTAGGCCCGTCGTGCCATCCTGAGTCGGAACCGTGAGCGTGAGCGTGCCGGCCGTAACCGACTGCGTGCCGCCGAAATCGTGCACGGAGACAGTACGCCCATTAAGGGGCACGGCCGCGGCACCGATTCGCGTTGAATTGTTGTAGATAATCGCGGCCGTGACTGAGAGCGTTGCGCCGGTCCACTGGATCGTCCCCGAGAACGATACCGCGGCGCTTGTGGTCGGATTGGTCGACACCGGCCCGACGTTTGTAAGCGCGCTACCGCCGCTCGCATAGGTGCCGCTCGCGGCAACCTCGTCCGTGCCGAGATTCGTAGCCGTAGGGGCACCGCTGCCCGGCGTACCGATGTTCGTTTGCGTACCATCAAAAGTCCGCGTAGGTGCCGACTTGACAAGCGCAATCTTAAAGGCGTCCGCAGTAAACGTCGTCGAATTTGCGCCCGGCGCGGCACCGCTCGCTTTTGAAAGCGTAACCTGCGTAGCCGAATCAACGCTCGCGACCACGGAACCGGCCGTAATATTCGTGCCAGTAACGGCCATTCCGACCGCGATACCGGCCGTACTCGCAAGCGCTGTCAACGTAAACGTGGCGTTACCCGACGTCGCCGTGATTACAACGGTTGTTGAAAAATTGTGTCCGGCTTGCAGAATTTCCGATTTAAGAGTGGTACAAATTGCGGTTGTTGCCACGATGCCCCCTTATACGGCTACGCCGATGTTGAGCCCGGCACCGCGGGCAATCCAATCCTTGACGTGTTTGCATTCCGGGTTGTGGTTCGCTGCGCTTATAAGCGCTGTACCATTGCCGACCATACCGTGTACGGCGAACCAATCGCGGTGCATATGCTGCCCAGCCGTCAACCACTTTGCGACGGAGGCGCGCACATAAGAGTCGACACGATCGGAAGTAAACCACGACGCGAAAGGTGACCGGACAATTGCGTCCCCGATTTCCGACACGGCGCTATTAAGAATTTCCGGATGCGCCTCCATCGATTCGGTAAGGTGTTCGGTCCCACGCGTCGCAATACCTGCGTGCTCGAAAGCAGCAAGTTCAGCAAACTTAGCTTCCATGATTTCGATGATACGATTTTCGAGTTTGCGCCCGTCAATCGCTTGCTGGCCGGTCGCATCGGCGCCGATCTGCACAATGTCAGTAGCGCACGCAATCGCAAGCTTCTCGCCAGAATGCTTACCGTTGTCAGTTACCAAAACGCCAAATTGCATTGTATTCCCCTACAACATGCGACCAATCCCGACGCGATCGAATTCCGCCGTGACACTTTCGAGCCAATGACGCACGTATCCACGCAACATGCGCGAATGCCCGTTATCGTCCCGAATGAATTCCGTGAAAGTGATAGCGTGTTGCTGTAACCGCTCGCATGCCAATTCGGTTAGTTTCGGCACATCGATCGTTACAGGTGCCAGCGCTCGCAACGAATCAGCGTATCGCGGATCCTTTGCGAGATCGTATTCAGTGTCGTTGACGTGATTCTGTACGATACGGTGACTTGCTCCACCGCCCAGCAATCGCGTTGCGTCCACCACTTCATTGAGACTGGATATCGACGGCCCAAGCACATGCAACACACATAGAACCACTTGACCCGACTTCACGTCGTCCAAGAAATGCGAATCACCCAAGGTTTTCAAAATCGGGGACAGAACACCGGCCCGAATGTCGACAACCGTTGGAAAGCTTGGCGATATTTCATCGAATACGCGCATTTGACCGCGCACCGATTGAAAATCAATAACCTCCGCATTAGGATAGAATTCCTTAAGATCACCTTTGGGGAATTCAGTATCGAAAATGCGCGCCTGTGCACCGCGAACCGTCAAGTAGTCGATAAGTGCCCGACAGACCGTCGTTTTCCCAACGCCGCCCTTGTCCGCCCCTACCAAAAATATCACAGGTTTCTCGGCCATGCCGTGCACAGTACAGGTTATTCGCGTACTGTCAACAGGTCGTCAAAGCACATCCGATCCTGCGTACCACTCGGTCAATCAAGCCGGATTTTCAGCTATCATTTTACTGACCGTTTCAACAATTTCTCGCCATTCCAATTCAGTAATATAAATCTGATATTCCCCGACATGCAGTGAAACACATGCAGCATGCGATTCGGGCATACCACCTACACCGTATCGACGCCAACCGGCTGCTGCTTTCCCTGTTATAAGAGGTCTGCGCGCACGACTTTTAATAATCATTGTTGTCATGATGTGTTCCCTTCGTTTCGATATACACACCATATACATTATTTGTAGACAGTCAACAATTATTTTCACTGTCTACAAATAATTTATTTCAAAAATAAAGCCCCTGCGATCATCCAAAACGCAGCCATGCTCATGACTTGCGTATATTTTTCACCTTTCACGTAAATAATAGCCACGGAAAAATTAAAAACTGCCCACAGGATACAAGACCAACCTATAACACTAAACATTTTTACATACCTCCATACATATTATTCGTAGACTGTCTACGAATAACTATTTCAACAATAAAGCCCCTGCAATTGCCCAAAAAGCGCTTATACTCATAAGTTGCCTATATATTTCATCATCGGCGATTATCCGGCACTTGACTTTATAATTGGTCACTGGCAATATCCTTCTGCGCAAGGGAGATTGCCATGGCTAAGCGACCGAAAGCCGTCCACCAACTCACCATCCCCCAATTCGAAGCCATGTTCCCGGATGAAGAAGCTTGTTGCGCCTATTTGGTTGCCCGTCGATGGCCGGACGGTGTCCGTTGCCCGCGTTGCGGCGCGGAGAACCCCCACAAGTTGCCCAATCGCCCGTGGTCGTGGCAATGCTACCAGTGCGCTCCAGAAACCAGCTACCGATTTTCCCATATTGCCGGGACTATTTTTGAGAACACAAATAAAGACTTGCGGGAGTGGTTCCGCGTCGTCCACATGATGCTGACCAGCAAGAAAGGCATTTCCGCTCTCCAGGTAAAGCGCGTCATGGGCTTCGGTTCCTACGAAACCGCATGGTCCATGTGTCACAAAATCCGCACTGCTTTGATTGAGGACTTGGATAAGCTCGGCGGCATTGTCGAGGTCGATGAAACCTACGTCGGCGGTAAGGACAAGAACCGTCATTGGGATAAGAAAAACCACGCCAGCGGACGCGGTGCCGCAAAGGACAAAACGCCCGTCGTCGGTGCGGTGAAGCGCAAGGGCAACGTCATCGCCCGCGTTGTCGATGGTGTGAGCCGAGCCGTTCTGGAGCAGTTCGTTAATGAGGCTGTATCCACTAAAGTCAGCCTGCTTTGCACCGACGATTTCAGAGGCTATAACCGACTGCGCTACCGCTTCCCGCACGCCTCCATCAATCACAGCGAAGGCAAGCACGTCATGCAGGGCGTTGTCGGTGCAATCCATACCCAAACGATTGAGGGCTTTTGGTCCCTCATTAAGCGCGGTTGCGTCGGAACTTTCCACAAGGTCAGCAAAAAGTATTTGCCGCTCTATGTCGCGGAATTTCAGTTCCGCTACAACAATCGCATGAATTATGACATTTTTGGAACGGCGATTGAGGGATGTTAAACAAATTTCGGGTTCCTGAAATAGTTCTTGGTATGCTATTCGCATCTGGATTTTGGGCTGGAATTCTTGGCTGGCAAGCATCAGACGCGCCTACCGAGCGACAAAAACAAGAATGTTACGACGCCGCCAAGAAAAGCGCCACCAAGGCAGAAGAGTGCAAAACCTTTTGGGAGAAAACGACGAGTGACCCCGTTTCTCTCTTCACCTTTATTCTCGCCTTGACTACGGGTGGCTTGTGGATTGCCACCATTGGACTGTATCTCGCGGGCGAAAAACAAATTGCTGTCGCAAATAAAACCGCCGATGCAGCCAAAGAGGCTGCTGTCGCCGCTGAAAAATCCGCCAACGCTCTGCCAATAATCGAAGGTGCCTACTTGTTTCCTGATATAATTATCGACCATGTCGCGGATAGCTTGTCCGCTTTTGAACAATCTCAGGTTAAAACCAATCGACTGATTATCGAATTTCAAGTTAAGAACTTCGGTCGAACTCCGGCACTCATTCAATCCGTCCATGCAAATTTGATCCATCCAGATTCTATAAATGGTAGAGCTTTTGATAACGATCATAGGAAAACGGTCAGAAAGACAATCCTCGGCAGTGGCGAACCAACAGAAAGACTGCAAACCGAGATAGCAGACTTTAGCCGAGAGGAAGCCGCTCACATTAAAAGCGGACAAAGCCAACTCTATTTCACAGGAAAGATATTTTATTTCGACATATGGGGACAGAGGTGGGCGCTTTTCTTCGATTGGGAGTTCAGCCCTAGCCAAGGCAAATTTATCCCCAATCATCGACCACGCGATAAGGCAGATTAGGAGAGCGCCACCCTGTCGGACGCGACCGTAGACGGTACGTCCTACATAAGTCAAGTGCCGGATAATCGCCTCATCATCCCCATGAATAAGAGCCGTGGAAAAATTAAAAAATGCCCACGCAATACAAAAATAACCTATGACCTTAAGCATTTTTTGCATACCTCCATTTTACACCGCGAGGCGTATTGCCACGGATCGCGGCAAAATGTCGCAATCCTGTCAACAAATAACCTGTAGCGCTTCCGTTGCGCCAACCCTCCGCACGTTCGGTCGCACGGATCCCTTGTTCGTTGAGCAATATTGCCGTAACGGCCGCGAGCGCTTCCGTACCGCGAAGGTCGGCATACCATTCCCGATACTTTGCCACTGCGTCGAGGCGCCCCACTGCGGCTCGCTCGGCACCATCGGGACATGGACATGCCGACGCAATACCCAAGGCCGGATCATGCGCCATACGCTGTCCCGCAATGGCATGGTAGCCCGCAGTAATATCATCGGCTGCGGTCTGTTCCCACACATTGAGCACGCCACGACGTTTCAACCGCGTTAACGGCGCCTCGGTCATTCGCGCCAGCATGCCCGCGCTCGGTGCCATGCGTGAACTCTCAACGACCTGCAGTTTTTTTCGAAACTTTTCTTTTTTGGTCACACGTACCGTCCGCCATATGATCGCGTGTAATGAAATCGAATCGATATCATCGGCAACGGTTGCAACCAGAAAAACCAATGGTTGTATTCATCCCAACCAAGAATAAAACCGATCGTCCATTGTCGCGGCAGAAATAAACCTTTGATTGATAGTTTGTTTGAATATCCCTTGCCGTCGCCAACGTTGCCGCGGTTCCAATAAAACCGATGCACAAATAAATCACTCATATCTTTCATGTCCCCTCACTCGGGTACTCGCCCGGTATCGATCATAACCGGTGGATGTTCCGTCCCCACAATCCAAAGTCTGACAGGTGCGCCGGCTGCAAGCGCAAGAATTTCCTCTTGTGTGGGAAACCAAACGGATGCCATTAAATGCATACCATCCGTTTCCTTGTCCAAGATCGCGAGAGTGCCACATGGCCCATCGCGTGTCTTGTCCCATCCATCCGGTGCACCGAGCACCCGCGTTGCGCCTTCGATACGTCCGGGATGCATTGTCACACCTTTACTTTTGGCGGCCATCCGAGCGGACCAATGTTTGATTTCACACCAAAGGCCGCTTCCACGCGTTCGATCGAAAACGTTTCAACCTTGATACCCATGTAACCGCGCCCGCGCCAATAATCCGCAATTTGAGCGGCCAGCACGCGCGCACCACGGCTTGTCATATAATCGTTTTGCTTGACCGGTGGCATTCTGGCTCCGCTTGTTTCAATGATTATTGTGCATGATGCGAATATACTGTCAACTGGATTCCACCTCACCCAATACCCGATATATATAAGCCCGCGTCACACCAAGCAAAAACGCAATGCGCCGCGGTTTAATTCCAGTTGAATGCAGAATAAGCACTTGTCGCGGAATATCACTTGTGCGACGTCGCTTGCGGCGCCGTTCAGGTCGGTGCTCGCGCAATAACATATATACGCGACCGGGCTTCAAGCCAACAGCCGTCGCAATTATGTCCACAGATTCCCCAGCGTCCGCCATACGCAAGATTGTTTCAAGTACGGTTGTCATTTGTCTAAATACTTTTCTCGCCCGGTCACAATACGATACGCCTTCACGCTCGCATCTTTACGGTGCATACCTTGCGCTTGAAATCGTTTCATCAATTCATCGAAACGCACAAGACTTGCCTTGATTTGACGCGCTTCTTTTTTGCGCATTGCTGGGTGCGGCCGAACGATACCCATAGCGCGGTGTTCCTTCGTTTCGATATGCACACCATACGCGCTATCTGTAGACAGTCAACACTTATTTTCACTGTCTACAGATTCTTTTTCATCCACCGCGGAAAACGTGGCGGACGTCTAAATTGCCCATCGACTATTGAACGTTCACACGCCATCAACCTGAATACATATCTCCATTGCATGGGACCAGCACCGCGTTTCTTAGTCCGCGCTATATACGCTACTCGAAAAGCAGCCGTCCATCCGAGAAAGTAGCGACGAATATAAATTTTCATGCTAAAAAGCCTCAGCAATCTCTTTCACCGGCGGCAACGGCACAACGATTGGACGCCCGTCCGACGTCACCTGAAGCGCTGATGATCGCGATGCACCATTTGGAACCATGAATGCCAACACCTCACCAATCTCCCCCGGTCGCATCCACCGTGCCTTTTCCGCAAACGATATCAATAGAGGCGGCACACTCTGCACATACAACGGCCCGTTACCCATAGCCTTAACCTGTGTAATCCCGTCAACCGTCCATACCTTGCTTATCGGCAACCATCCGCCCTCACGCTCGACACCAGTCTTATGCGAGGATAGCAGCGCGGCACCGCTCGGCATGTCCGAAAGCTTCGCGTCCGTCACCTCCCGCGGCCCGGATCGCATATCGTAATTACAATGCGGACATTCAACAATTATTTTGCGCACGGGTTCAAGACAAGCCGGGCAAAGCTTCGTCATAGGCGCATCGCATGCCCAGCACTTTACTGCCGCTGCAGCGTTCCGCTTACCACATTCATCACAAGCCGCGAGTCGCGCCTTACTTTCCATCGGGCGAATAAAATCAAGCGGCCCATGTTGGTCAATATTGCCGGCGAAATCGAGTACGGCACAATCTTCCTTGCCCGCCGCTGTACGCAATGCCCGGCCACAAATTTGAATATAAAGTCCCAAGGATTTAGTGCGGCGACGCATCACTAGAAGATCGACGGCGGGCACATTGAATCCGGTCGTAAGCGCAGCCAAGTTTACTAAGGCACGTAACCTCCCGGCCCGATATGCATCGATCGTAGCGGCGCGCTCGCGGGCCGGTGTGTCACCAAGCACAAGTCCGGTAGGGATGCGCCATTCATTCATACGTGAATACATCGCGCGGGCGGCTTTCGTTGATGCTTCGAATATCAACCATGCACGCCGATCCACTCCGTGATGGACCATTTGCGCAATATGATTGTCCATCAATTCAATCATTTGTGCGTCTTGCGATTCTCCGGTAAATTCCCCCTGCCGAGAGCGCAGTTTTGCTGGATCAATCTTGTCGTCGGCACCAATCGAAAAGGCTGGACACAAATAACCGTCACGGATCCCGTCAAGAATTCCATACCGATATACGACACGCTCGAATGGTGCGCCATCGCCCTCGATTAGACTACCACCTTGCAATCGGAACACAGTTCCCGAACCGCCTGGCATGCGAGGCGAACCCAGCGCACGATGCAAATCGCGATACATCCCATTTTCGTGATGACCAATCAAATGCGCTTCGTCGACGCACAGCATCGAAATCGGCCCAAAATTATGCGCGTATTTGTAGATCGATTGCACCGCCGCACTGATGATCGGTGCGCGCCACGTTCTTTCCGATAATGCCGCAGCGTTTACGCCGATGTGCATGCCCAGTATAAGATCGCGGCATGCTTTTGCGTTTTGTTCCACTAGCTCGCGAGTATGTGCGCCAATGATAACACGTCCACCACGCTCCACCTCACGCCGCGCCAATTCCGCGAACATGAGCGATTTACCGGAACCGACACACGCATCAACAAGCGGACGCATAACGCCTTGCCGAAACGCGGATTCTATCGCGTCCACAGCATCAATTTGATGGGGACGCAGAGTAATCATGTTTGTCTAAATGCGCCTGACACGAAAATAGGTCGCTCGGGTGCTTTCGGAACAGGAACCGGTACCAATCGACCACATAGCGGCGGATCAGGATCGTTCGTATCCCATACCAAACGACACGGCGCACAAGCCATTTGATCGGAAAATTGACGTGCTGCGCATTTATCATTCATGATTTATCTCTTTCTCCAAATTTGCGCAACGCGAACACCAACGTTCTTTAACATGCGTTGTCGTTCCCCAGGCTGAAAAAGGAATTGATGTGTGCATGATGCGATCACCACAAAGAGCAAAAGGTTCATCGGAAACCCGCAAATGATAATAAAACGTTCCGTAAATACCTTCGGCAACGTTAAATTGCGTTTTCATTGAATAAATCTCCCGGCCAAACCATCATTCCTAATTCACCAGCCACCACTTGCCGACACGTTTCGTGCGTTCCTTGCGCGACGATCTTTCCATTGACGTCAATCACCACCGAATAATAACCATCATGCGCTAGGTTAATTCGATATGGTCGGACAAACTTCATTGTCCATTCTGCATAGACCACCGATGCAAAATCGAAGGCAAATTGTCCGCAGTAATCGCGACTTCATCGGGTTTCACCTTCCACAGCGCTGCAGAAAGTTCAATCATTTCCCCGTAGGTAAGCGATTGCATCAGTTCGGAAATCTCGTTGAGCGGCTTGCGCTCGATATCCGATTCCAATTTCTTCAAGTCGACAACTTCCGGAGGTTCGCGTAAATGACGCGGCTTATATTGATCAAGTACGGTCATGCTGTCACCCGTGCCGTACTCAAGATTTTCAATGCAGCAATTGCCGCGTGAGTCTGTGCGATTGCGTCGTCGAGAGCGACATGTGGACGTCCGGTACGCTCCACAGTCACGCCCGCAAGATCGTATAGCGTGCGAGTATCCCGCACGGTCCAAAATTCCCACGGGCATGCGATTCCAAGCCGGCGGTAAAGTTCTTGCAACAGTGGCGCATCGAAGCCGGCGCCGTGGCACCAAATGAGCGCATCAGCCGGCGCGGCCCATTTCAGCCATGTGGTGAAATACTCCGCAACCGCGCGCACAGGATTTGGATTTTGTGTAGCTGCAGCCCATGACGCAGGGTCTTGTGTACCCCACCATGTGTGCGTTGCCGGCTCGACTTCCATACCAAGCGCAAGCTGTTCGTGGATATCGAGCACCGCAACGCAACTGGCAAGATCGTCAAACCGCACGAACGCAGCGGACAAAATCACAGCACCCGGTCGTACACCAAGTGTCTCGATATCAAGCATTATGTGGGTCGTCACGGTCGCCGCCCTCCACGCCACCGATAGCCTGCCCATACAACAAGGACACTAAACGCGACCACAATCGTTAATCCGATGTAGATTACTGTCATAACCCCAAAGTCCTTTCCACCTCACGTAAGATTAATCGCGGGTCACGCATCGGTTCTTTCAAAAGCAATACCGTGTCAAACCAATCACGAACTAAACGCAGAGTTTCGAAAGCCTCATTTTCCGCGTTTGCTAACGCGTTTTCCGCTTCGTCTCGTTGTTCGCGCGCTTCGTCGATATCACCTTGCCATTCTTCCCGGTCGCGCCGCTCACGGTCCAATTTACGTAAGAGTTCCCGCCGTCGCTCTTCACGTATCGTCATTTATTTTCGCCCATGCTTGAGTCATACGCATACTGTAGCGCGGCGATGTAGACTGTCAACGGCTATTTATTTTATTTTTCGGGCCACTTACAGTAGCCACAGTCGTCATCCGCGCGTGTCGGATCGCCCTCCTGAAAAAGCACGACAGATTTTCGGTTGAACGGAGTCCCGCCCCCATCAATCACCATCAGATTCACCAAGCGGTCGCCCCACACATAGGCGATCGTTGCCGCAAGCGGTCGGCGCTCACGGAATGCAAGCAAATCCTCTTCCTTGGTCGGCAGATAGTGAACAACTGCGCCGGTCGTTGGTGTAATAATCATGAATTTCCCTTTCCGGTGATGCGCCGACAAATATCGGTCACGTATTCAGACTCCTTTTCGACCAAGAGAGCCCGAAACCCTTCAAGCAGGCATGCGGCACCAGTCGTTCCCGAGCCCGCGAATGGATCGAACACAACGCCACCCGGCGGTGTAATGAGCCGGGCAAGCCATTGTAAGAGTGCTATCGGCTTCACGGTCGGGTGCTTGCTGCTAGCGCGATCAGTCTTAGACGCTTTGGCACTATAAAAAAAGCGTGCAGCGGATCCTGAATCGCCATGCGAAATCATAACAGAACCTGCAGCACGCGATTCCGCTCCAATTGACGCGCTACGAATAGCACCCTTCGCAGATGCTTTTTTGACTACGCTTCCAATAGGTGGCGCCTTACTGTTCGGAAATCCCGCAATCACTTCCGCGCTTCCATCCGTGATCACATTAGCCGGCCATCGGCCGTCTTTCGTCATGCCCGCAAATTCGACTTCCTGCCGGCCCATGTGCTCGCCGGTTGCGATTGCCGTTGCGCCAGGTTGCAGACGCTTGCTTGTGTAAGCGCGTGCTTCGCTTCCTTCGGTGTGAATTCGCGTCGCGTCAATATTCAGCGCACCTGTTCCCCATCGTAGTACATTCGCCGCAACGGTATCCTCGGATAACGGTTTACGCGCTAATACAATCGGTTCGAATGCGGGTTTAAGTGCTGTGCCGTGCCCATTCCATTCAATCGCGCTCGGGTGTCGCCATTCACCTTTGCGCATCAATGCACCGTCGCTTTCGTAATACCATTCGCCGTCGATACGTTGACATAGCGTAATTTCGAAATCCAAGGCTACGTCATGCGATTTCGGAAATCCTGAACCGTATATCCACATAAGCGAGTCGCGAATTTCAAAACCTGCATCCTCGATTGCGCATGCCATACGGTGATAACCGCGCGACGCCCCGAAAGCCGCAAGATGTCCACCGGGCTTAAGTACCCGCAACACTTGTGCCCACAATTCAGGCGTAAAGGCAATATCGCCACCGTCCCAAGCCTTCCCCATAAATCCGCGAGATTGGCGAGCAAAAGCGCCATCCGTTCCGTGTTGAGCGGGCGCAGCGTTCGGAGTGCCGAATCGCTTCACAACCGACGTAAGATGGTACGGTGAATCGGTCACAACGCTGTCTATGCAATTATCAGGAAGTGCCGCCATCGCGTCACGACAATCTGCGTGAAACAGCACGCAATCAGGCCCAAGCGTATATGTGCAATCACTCACAGCAAGCTACCCGAAATTTGTATTTACATGCGGCCGTTGCCGGATCGTCGGGAAACCCTTTCGCTAACGGCCATGCGGGAAAATCAGGATCGCATTTGAGCAAAATTGCAAATGCCGCTTCCATTGTCATCCATTCTTTCGCCCCGAGCGTCTTACCGGTCGGACGATGAACGATGCACCACGTATTTGCGCGTATCCATTTACGCTCGGAATGATACCAAAGCTTGGTCACAGCAAGAGGGCATGACGCAGACGGTGTAAATCCATCCACCTCATGCTGGTGACAACCATCGGCACGCATCAATACGCGAACAGAAATCATGTTGCTGTCACCGTTTTTATCAACTGTTTAGCCCGCACTTTGCTCACATTCAGCCCGTAAAGTGGCGAAGCAAGCCGTGCTGCGATCATATCGAGCGCGACGCGCCGGCCGTGACGATTTTGCTTGGCACAATACGCACCATATTCGACCTGATGCGCAAGCAATTCCTCTACACCACGAAATTCAACATCCGAGCAATAGTTACGCCACCAATTAAAAGGGGTGTCGGCTTGGCGCGTACAATGAACGTTTTCATGCGCAAGCAGTTCGTCACCGATCGCAATTGATTTTGGATTATAGATGACGTCGCCGAATGCGTAAATCACCGGCTTGTTGTAGACATTAAAAGTTGCATCGATAAGCCCGAAATTTGGCGGGTAATCAAATATTATTTGCCGTTTCACTTTCATAACTCCGATTTTAGCGATGATGTGGAATGCGGAACAGATGACCAAAACCGCTTTCGCTACCCGGACAAGAGGGCTTGCGCCACATCATCGCTAAAATAGTTGCTGCAACACCAAGTTTCCCAACCCAAACCCGAGAGACACGACTCCTATTGCAGCAAGCACAAGCAAGAGTCGCAGTTCGTCCGTATCAAGCCACACAGTATTGTCAACGCTTTTCAAACACAGGCAACAAATCTTTGCACGCGTCCATGTACCACCATACCGCAGACTCCGTGTTGTAGACGGTGAAATGATTTATCACCACCGGTCGCGCATTTTCCACGGCGTCCGCCCATGGTTTTAGTATTGGCTTCATGAAAATGTCGCGCTCGGTGCGCAACATCCGAATATCGTACTCTTTCACAATCGACCAAACGCTATCGGGTAAGGTCGCAGGCAAACCGGCCGCGATAAATATCGCACTGTCAATACGTCGCTGCAAATTGCGGTAAGCTTGTCGCAAATCGTTTCCAAAAGGTCGCGCAAATTCCATCAACGCTTCGATTTTCGGCGTCACATCGTCACCAATATATGCCTCATGTGCGTCATGAAGTAAGAAAACAGCCGCGGTGAGCCGATTGTTAGTGTTGTGCAATATCGCACGAGCACCCTCAACACAGTGTTGAGCAACGCTATATGGTTCGGCCGTGTGGCCGCCAAACCGGAGAATTCTCCCGAGCACTGTACTGATGATAGAAAAATCAACATCCTCCGCGCGAGGATTCAAAAGATCGAACGCATTTCCGTTGATTGTTTGAATCCAAGTCATGTCACTTTTTCCCAATCAAAAAACGTCGTGATCCGCTTTGATACAGTGCCGTCCTGCTTGAACAAATATACAAAAAGGTTTGGTCTGGCATTACGGTATGCATTGGGAAAAATGCTCTCAACAATACCGACACGGGTACCGTTTTTCACCTTGTCACCGATCTTGATACCGTATTTCTCGGTGCTGCGTTCAATGTAGAGTGCGTCACGATCACGCTCGGCTTGCGCCAGTTCAGCGCGCAAACGCGTAACAGTTGCTTCCGCCTCGTTGATGTCTCGCTCAATAGCATCCATGATGTAGACTATCCTTTCGTTTCGCGTACTGTCAACGCATTTTCGTAAAGAGGGTTCGTTTTCCACGTCGTGCCAGTAGCCGCGATAATCGCTCGACGGGCGGCCTCCGCAATCCCGGTCATTTGCGACGCCGCGCACACATCGCACTCTATACGGCCGGCAGCTACCGCCTCAACATAGAGTGCGAACGTCAAGAGAGGATCCACACTTTCCCATTGCCGAACACGATCGAATCTTGCCAGCACGTTCATTGTCCTATTCCCTCTTTTCGCATATCTGCAAGCAAGTCGCGAATTTCGTTTAATTCAGCGCGAGCGCGAAGGGTTGCATCTGTGTATAATTTCGCCTCGAAAAGTGCTTCTGCACGCTGCAAAATGTAAAAAGATCGCACAAGTAGACCGCGGTGCGTGTCACTCATTTCATTCCCAATCATCGAATTTATGTGTTCCCTGTTTGCGTGAGGTGTCCGTCGGGAGTCAGGCACCGTGCGTAGCAAACGGGCCAGCAAGTAAGCCGGTACGTGGTCCGCGACGCACCGACACGTAATAGTCGCGAGGCTCGGCGAACAGGTCGGCGGGGCGCATTAGGGCGATTCCCTTCGTTTCCGTCAGGCACCCGCTAAAAGTCAAGTTCAATTGGCGTATTCCGCTGGATAAAAACGCAGTGCCCAATAACCATCAGGACGTTTTATCCATTTACCAAATTCAATACTACGTCCTTTATTATTCTCGACTTCGATAAATCGACCGCTTTCTGGTCCGGGACCATCATCGAAAACAATGTCGATATATTTGGGTGTGAAACAGCCTTTACCTTTGCATTCCTGACATTGACCGATATCAGTTTCAAAATAAGGATCGTCAGTCTGTGGATCGTGACGAATTAAACGGCCGTCTACACAACGAGTAGTCATATTCTGTCCTCTTCTATAAGTCTTTCGTTTCGATATCCACACCATACGCCCTTTTAATGTACTGTCAACGTTTATTTTGCACTATCTACGTTCTGAGTGTTCCAGTCTATGTTCTATAGTTAAATCATTGTTTCTATTAATATATTCTTCTTTTTAGAACAAAGAGAACATAGAACATAGAGATATAAAAGTTTAGTCGACAATTGAAAGTGGATGTTAATGTAATTTACATTTACATTATGTCTACCAACTGTTAGTATAGTATACACT